AGCTTGTCCGTCATCATACGGAAAGGTCGTGGCGCGGAGCTCGAAGAGACGGAGCGTATTTGGTCGCCGATCTGTGAGCAGCTCCATCCCCGAAGCAGGATCAACACAGACGAATCCTTGCGACTCGTCCGTCTTCGGGATGAGCGCCTCAAGACGATTGATGAGGAAAGAGAAAGCGCTCGCGACTCCTTGGCTCATTTTCGACCTCCGATTGCTCTGTTAATCGAGGCTATGACGCTCTTTTGCTCTGCGTAACCATAACCTATCGGAGAGAGCTTCTTTCGCATCCTCGCGGCGATCGCGTTGGTCAACTTTCTCTGATCAGAGGGAGAGAGCCCAATAAAAGAACGATCTCGGTTCACATCATAACCGTAAGACTGAACCTTAGAGGAGAGCCCGATCGTATAGCTCGTCTTTGTCGCATTGGTCGTGATCAAGTTATTCATGAGCGCACCGCTCAAGGTAAGGTCGACCTCGGCGGTCTGATTCTTTCCACCTGGCGTATAGCGTCGACTCTTCTGCTTATACTCTCGATATCCACCTTTATAATAGACACCCTTCGGAGTCTTCTCGCCGCCTTTTGGAGGAAGGTTCGCTTGATACGAGATATAGATCGGTCGCTCTGAATACCCTTTGAAAGATCGATCATTCGTATCTTTGCCAGCATAGACGCGAGAGCGGACTAGAGCGATCGTATCTAGCGCGGTGATCTGACTATCTCTCACCGTCCAGAGTTCAGGGATCGTGATCGAGACTTTAACCTTGGTGGCCATCAGTGCTGCATCCCTCTCCAGCGTGGGAACTGGATCGCGATGTCTTGCTCTCGTTGAGTAGGCTCGACAGAGGGGAGAGAGAAGGGACCGCGAGCATCGGAGACCTTGCCACCGGTGCGCCGAAGGTTGATCTCATCGCTATCGATGAGGCCATCGTCGTCGGTGTCGATCGTTAGTTGACGCATCGCCTTCTGAAATAGCGCCATCGCTCGCGAGCTCATACGCTCCGCGATGTCTAGTTGCGCGGTCATCTCATAGACTCGCGACGCGGAGAGATAGCGGTGAGCTTCGATGAAGACATGCTGGTTGAATATGTCGTCTTCAGTCTGATCTTCTAGGAGGTCGTCTCGGATATAGAGTACAAGCTCCTCGAGCGCCGCCGCGATCTGTTCAGAGAGATCTTGTTGACGGCGAGGGATCATATCGCCGAGCTGTGGCATCTTTGCGACGAGGTCGGAGTGAGTGAGGCCGGTATCGAATGGACGACGGACGACCTCGATCACATTGCTCGCGAGAAGCGATCGGTCGTTAGGATCTTCATCGCTCGTGTAGTTAACCGTCCAGGCGATCATCCCCCTGGTCGCTGTATCAGCGGAGGGGATCGTAAACTCGTAGCCGGCCCAAACAAGGGAAGCGCTAGAAGTCAGCGCTAGTCCTCGCGGAATAAGATCAGCAAGGATAGCGGTTGTCCCGTCGATCCGATCCACCGTCACAAGGAAGAGGCCGTCTTCATCGGTGACGAGGAAGGCTCGACCAGATCGAGCGCCGATTCTACCCGAAGCGCTCGCGCTCGAGGAGAGAGTCAGGGTCCGGCGATCTGAACCGATAGCGGTCACCGAAAGCGACGCATGAACCGAGGTCATGTTGGAAGCGGCGCGTGTCGTTCCGTTGGGCAGCGTATAGGTGAGAGTCGGCGTTGCGGCGAGCGGATAGGGCGACTCCCACTGGAAGAGGAAGTCTTTGTTTTGAGCTGCTTTGATCATCGATCGGCCCTCGCCTTCTGGTTGGCTTGTCTGACTTCCGCGTCGGTTCCGCGTTCTAGACTAGCTGATTCGATCAGCTCTTCGGAGACCGGCGACCATGAGTGACGACAGTTGTAGCCGCCCCCTCGCGTCAACACTGGTTCGAGCTGATAGTTTCGCATCTCTCCAACCTGCGTCGAGGTGTAAACCTTGCCGACGATCACCCGACAAAACGCGCGAGTGATCCCATCTAGTGGGCCGGTATAGAGATAGTGGTTCAGCCCTGCTTCTTCGGCAGCGATCGCGGTGAGTTCGCGTCCGTAGCTCGTGATCCTTGTTCGTGCCTCTGTGATCTGGCGCCCTTCTGCGGATCGGAGGGCAGCATCGAGTCCGCTGATAACATCAGAGGGCTCCGCAGTGAATTGAGCGCTGGAGAGCGCATCTCGGACCGATCGCTGAATATCGGGCAAAATGACATCATCATAAATCCCCGATATTGTCTGGTCGGCTAGAGCTTGCCCGACGCCTCCAATAGAGGCGATCGAGAATCCGTCTTCAGACGCTAAGAGGAGCTCCTCGACATTCGCGAGGGTCTCTCTCTCCGCGTCAGTAATCTGCATGATGGATGAGGCTAGGCCGTTATCGATAAGCCAAGCGTTCATCTCATCACGGCGCATCCTGCGGAGTTCGTCGAGTCCTCCGCGCTGCGCGGCTGCCTTTACTGCTTCCACGATTCCATTCTTGCTTCGTCGGAGCGCTCGTCGGAGATCCCGATCGAGCTTCGCCTCAAGCTGAAGTTGAGCCTTCGACGCGCGGAGCACCTGAAGTAATCGAGCGTCCGTCGCCGCCTTAATTTGACGGGTCAGGTCGTCGATCGCCTTAGCGTCCGCGTCCTCTGCGAGGTGGATATGTGAAGAACAATAAGGACAAGCCAAGGGTATCCCTCTTAGGTTGAGAGGCAATTCGTCAAGAGACGACCGCGATCAGAATCAACCTTCTTGAAAAGCTGAACATGCTCGCCCCAGACATGGCGCCGAACGAGATCGAGGGAGTCGTACTGACCAGCTTGGAGGCCCTTGTAGACCATGTTAAGAGCTGCGACAGGCATCGCCTTCACGCCGCCGCTCTTCTGTGCGACAGCATCGGAGCCGCGCATGATATAGAGACCGATGGTCTCGCGCTGCCAAATATCTGCCTCGCTCGAAGTCGCGCCAGGGATAGCGGTCTCGCGTCGAGCGCTCCCGACGAAGACATTCGCGATATTGAGAACGCTTCGAAGAACCTCGATCACCGCATCATCTGCGAGAATCCGATTGCCGCTCGCGATCCCTGCGCTGGAGTCGCCGACGAAGGAGCGAATCTCAGGGTTCCGCGCGAGAGCGCGAAAGACATCATACCCAAGGATCATCGTGTCAGCGACGATCCCATGGTTCGCGGCGCGAAGTGTATCGAGCTCGTTGTGGAGGAAGCTAAGAGGCTCCGCTCCAGCCGCGTCGAACTTAGTCGAAGGGCTTGTAGTGTTCGTGAACTCGCTGGTCGAGAAGAGGAGATCAGCGCAGCGCTTCTCTTGGGCGAGGAGAAGAGCGCGGCGAACCTTGCGAGCGCTTCGCTCTTCCTCGGAGCCTGGATACTGTGAATCCTCGATATCCTCCATCGCGATGGAATCCTCGAACGAGTGAATCTCCGCTTTGAAGGTGAGGCTTGAGCGATTGAAGCTGGAGAGACTCTGTCGGCTTGCGCCAGGTGCGCGGCGAGAGTCAGCTTCAGGAGCTCCCATGAAAGAACGGGTCTCCTCGACGAGGAGGGTTCCGCTGCGCTCCGGAACATCGACCTGTTCCATCACCCGACCAGCGATAAGCTGGCTATCGCTTGGGATCGCCTCGGCGACGATGTTGGTGAGGATCTGATCGACTGGATGGAGATTGCTATAATTAGGACTAGCCATGATTCACGACTCCTTTAAGCGAATTGGCTGGCGCCGGTGAAGATGACCTCGATCTCGTCGCCTTCGGCGTATGAGGTGACATTCTGATTAAAGATCACGCGAGCGACCGAATACTCAGTACCTGCACCATTCGCCCAAGGGATGAGGTGAGCGGTTGCAGTCTCGACCATGAGGAGAGAGTGAGTCCCTGCGGTGAGAGTGGCGCCAGCGAGAGCCTTGGTACGCCCGAAGATAACGACCTCGACAGCATCACCGATAGCTGCTGTTCGCTGTGCGATCCCGTCAGCCTGCTCTCCGGTGGTTCCGTCAGCGAGTGCAACCTTGCCGGCGCTATTGATGACGACAGCCTGAAGAGCGGTGATCGCTTCAGCGGCGATAAAAGTCTGGATGTCAGAGTTTGAAAGACGGCTCATTTAGCCCTCCATAGCTGCGAGGAAGAACTCGCGATCAGTGGTTCGGATAAGATTGAGAGCCTCGCTGAAGCTGAGGCTTTTCTCGGTTGCAACCTGCTTAGCTCGCTCTGCGAGCGTCTCACGATTGATCTGCTCACCGCTCGCGCCATGACCGATCTCACGGAGCGAAACAACGGAGCCAGCTTTACGCTCGCTGAACATTGCCCAGAAGGCGTTATCGCCTCCCTGTGCATGGTTCCACGCCTTCTCGGCGAGAGTGACCTCGGCTGGAGAGATTCGACCGGAGCGAACGAGCTCGTCAACGGCGCCCTTGCGCTTGACGCTCTGGTTCTCATCGCGGAGCTCTCGAAGTTGCTCGCGAAGAGAAGTCACCTCGGCGAGGAGGAGAGCTGAACCTTCGCTCATCGCGTAGTTCTTCTTCTCTTTGTCTTCGGTCATTGGGACGATCTCGTCCTCGATCTCGACCTCGACCATCTCTTTCTTGTCCTCATCCTCGGCGAGCTCCATCGGCTCATCCTCGGCGAGTCTCTTCTCCATCTCGGCGACCATCGCCATCTTCTGAAGCAAGAGATCGACAAGCTCCTCATGCTCCATCTTCAAAAGGTTCTCACGGGTATCCATGAGGTAAGCCTCCTCTGTGAGTAATACACGATCGACCGAGCTCGCTGTTTGCTGCGGTCTGGGGGTAAGAGTGACGGCGAGAAGTTGAGCGCCTCCGGTTGGAGCTCCGCTCTCCCTCGCGTAGACTTCGCCCATGACAAACTCTGGGGAAGACCAGAGAGAGCCTTGAGCTTCAGCGACTGTTTTGCGTCCGCGCTCGTTGTACGCAGGGATCGCAATGAGGCA